CTAGATTTTATGGGAGGAGCTGGTAGCTATCTTGAGGTACATAAAATAAATTAAGAATATTTTAACATGGCACAAAAGCAATCAGATTACATTTTTGGTATGAAGTAGATTAGTGAGGTATTGAGAATATTTTAATTAATAATAAAATTTGACTTTAGTGGCAGGTTACATCTAGAATCTAGTTAATTGGATCTTGAATGAGTGGTAGTACGTTGGGCAGGCTTATTACCACTCCTTAAGGAGACAATAAAATATGAAATTCGTTAAACCTAAAAATCTTCCTCAGAAAGCCTTCGATGTATGGGAAGAGGTTTTTAATGCTAATAAGAAAAAGGTTGGCGATAAAAGGGCTGCTAAAATTGCATGGGCAGCGGTTAAGAAAGGTTGGAAGAAAGTAGGAGAAAAGTGGACAAGGAAAACAGCTTCTGAAATAAAGAACCCTCGTAAGTTTCATGGATCTGTAACTGATTTGGTAGGATTGGGGTTAGATCCTGCTACAAACAATTCTTCAAAGATAGAAGTACTTAAAACAGGGATTTGGCATCACCCTATTTATGGAGAATTGGCTATAAGCAACAGTAGATTAGAGAGATTTAAGGAAAACTTTGATGGTGGTATTAGAAAAGGCGTGGCTATCGATATTGAACATAAATCAGATGAGGGAGCAGTTGGTTGGGTAAAGAATCTTACTATTGAAGATAATTCATTAGTTGCTTTAATTGAGTGGACACCAGAAGGAATACAGTTAATTAGAAACAAGAAATATCGGTTTTTCTCTCCTGAATTTGATGATTTTTATGAAGATAATAAAACAGGGGAAGAATATAGAGATGTACTTATTGGTGGAGCGATAACAAATAGGCCATTTTTGCAGGAACTAGAGGAGATTATATTATCCGAGAAATTTAAAGAAAAGATTAAGAAGAAGAAGGGAGGTGAAAAAAACAAAAAAACTATGAATATAAAAGAATTAAAGAAAAAGCTTTTAACTGATCCAGATTTTAGTCCTAAGAAGAAGGATAAAGTGTCTGAAAAGATGCTTAGTGAAGTCAAGGATGAGATTAAAGCAGAAGCCAAAGCCAACAAAAAGAAGAAGTTAACGAAGAAAAGCGTGAAGAGTAAGAAAGTCAAAAATGACAAAACAATAACTCTTTCCGAAGATCACGTAGCTAGACTCGAAAAGTCGGCTGAGGAAGGAAGGAAAGCATTGAGGGAAGTCCGAAAAATCAGATTAAATAAGAAACTAAGTGAGTTTGTTTATTCTGAGGAAAAGAATAAGGATGGAACTTTGCTTCCAAAATCTGAAAAGATAGCTAGAAAGCTTTTATTCTCGTTAGGAGCAAATCAAAGAAAAACCTTTATAAGTTTACTTGAGAGTTTGCCTAAGATTGGAATTTTCTCAGAGGCAGGTATGGATATACCTAATGCTGATAAAAAGACAGCGCCTAAGAATGTTGATGATTACTCATTCCAATTATCGGAAAGAGCTACTAAACTTCGAGAGGAAAAGCCTGAGAAATTTAAGACACTTAGCGAAGCCATGTACGCGGCTGAGCAAGAACTTAAAGCAGAAGGCGTTAAGCCAGAATAGTGTTTTACCTGCCCGACCTGCCCGGTTTGAGAGTTGAGGGGTGCAACGTCTAGTCGTGGGCGGGGACTTGATTCCTGTTAAGCCCAAAGCGGTTGTACCACCTGAGCTTTTAAGCTCAAAAGAAAGGAGGTGAAAATATACCCATAAGGTAAATATCATGGCAGAAAGAAATAGAGGATTAACATTACCATTTCGCGCAGAGGCCGTTATGGTCGAAGCATATGTAGTGTGTACTCTTGGTACAAGTGAAGGACAGGTGGATCTTCCCGATGCTGTAACGAATGTTCCGTTAGGAGTTATTCAAGATACAGCTGCTGCAGTTGGTGATTCCGTACCAGTGATGGTAGACGGAGTGACTAAGATTGTTGCTAATGGAGTTTTCTCAAAAGGAGATCTTTTAGCGATTGCTGCAACAACAGGAAGAGTTGATACTGTTTCAGGTTTGGATTCCTCGTTTAATTACGGAGAAGCCACAGCTCAACAGCCAATTGGTATTGCTATGGAAGCAGCGGAGAATTCAGGTGAGATTGTTACAATGCTCATCAGGCCGTTATACTTCCCTTGGGCATAATAGATTATGAGTAAAATCACAGTTAAAGATGTTCATGTAGATCAAGCATTAACCAACCTATCTATCGGTTACCACCCAGCGGGGATGGTGGCTGAGAGAATAGCGCCTCCGATAAAGGTAAGTAAAGAGAGTGATAGTTACTATGTTTGGGACAGACCATCAGCATTCAAAGCAAGTGCTAGCGGTATAATGTCTTTAAGGCCTGACAAGTCAGAGGCCAAAGAAATTGATTTCGGTTTAGATACTGAAACCTATACTGCAGAAGAGTACGCTTTGAAAATTATTGTTTCTGATCGAGAAAAGGATAATGCAGATTCTGTTCTTAAACTTAGAGAAGGAAAACTCCGCAGAGTGCAAGACATACTCTTGCTTGAGCAGGAGATCCGATTGTCAGCTCTTTTGACAACATCTGGTAACTGGGACGGTGATCATACTAGTGACCCCGGTAATTGGAGTTCAGGAACGCCTACGATTGAAGCAGATATCGATGACGCCAAAGAGCAAGTTAGATCGGCGATCGGTGTTGAGCCAAACGTAGCGATTATTCCAGCTCAAGTTGCTAAGGTTATTAAACGTGATAGTACAGTTAGAGATTTGGTTAAATACACACATGCTGATTTATTGATTAATGGCGATCTCCCTCCACGATTGTGGAACATGGAGGTTGTTATTCCGGGTGCAACTTATACTTCTAGTATTGAAGGAGCAACCGCGTCATACAGCAATGTTTGGGGCAACCACGTCATACTGCTTTACGTAAACCGAGAATCTCCTATTGATGCGCCTAACGTAGTGAAGGTATTCCGATCGAAGGATTGGGAAGTTAGAGCGTGGAGAGAAGAGAAGGTACGCGCAGAGGCAATAGAAGTTTCAGTTATTCAAGACGAGGTCTTAACAAGCGACATTTCAGGTTACTTGTTAGCAGACGTATTGTCTTAATATTTGTGGCTTATATGTTGGAGAAAGGTTAAAGTTTCTCCAAAAATAAGCTTTAAATTAATATATAATCGAATCATGGCATACGAAGAACTTGACAATATTAGAGATGAAGCGGGATTTACAGACAACGATAATGTCAGTGATGCTAAAATAACCGCTTATCAAAGTGCAGCTACGAGCCATATTGATGGTATTATCAGTCGTGTCTATACCCTTCCACTCTCCGAAACTCCTGAAATTATTACATTAATTGAAAGAAAATTAGCTGCTGGACATTTATTGTTAGATGAATATGGGGAACAAGCAGAGGGAACTTCAAAAGATGGGCAAGCCAAGGTTGATTGGGCAGAGGAAATGCTTCAACAGATAGAAGATGGAACTATAAGGCTTATTGGTGCAGATGACACAGCGCTGGCTCAATCTGAAATAACAGGAATGAAAGGATTTCCTAATGATGATGCTGGAACTGATAAAACAGCCACTGCCGATAAAGACGATCCACCGATAACGGAGATCGGAATGAAATTTTAATGCCAAAATTAGAAATATCTTTTTCTATTGAAGGAGAAACCCAACTCATTCGTAGGCTTCGTGATATCGATAAAGATTTAAAAAACTGGACACCTGAATTTAAAAGGATAGGTGATTTGCTTCTAAAAACATTTAAACATAACTTCCAAACGCAAGGTAGTACGATCGGGGAGCCTTGGCAGCGGTTAGCGCCTGCTACAATAGCGCAGAAGCGAAGGAAAGGTTATCCTCTAACGCCATTAATAGGAACAGGAAGAATGAGAGATAGTTTTAAGGCGGGTATAGGTAAATTTCATGTTGAAATATCAAATCCAATGGATTATTTTCCTTATCATCAGAGTCGTAGACCTAGACGAAAGTTACCTCGAAGGGTTATGATGAAGATAGACGAAAAGAGAAAACAGTTAATTACTAAGATATTTATAGAAGCTGTCCAAACAATCCTTCAAAAGAGAGGGTTTACAGGAAACTAGAACATGACATTATATACAGATCCGGTACTAGAAAAGATTCTTACAGTAATTGATGCTGCCGATGGTGGTGAGATTAAGAAGATTTTTTATGGAGATCCGATATTTGTTGCTAAAAGCGACCTTCCTTGTTTAATTGCCTCAAAAGATACTACTGAAATAGGAGATGTTTCAAATGCAGAAGATTACCATAAAATGACTGTTGTTTTGACTTTGGTTATAGATACTAGGAAGTTTTTTGATGAAACCCCTAAGAATATTCATGTCGGTTTTCAGAAGCTTTACGACATGATGGAAGGCAGGGGATCGGACTATACTTTGAAAAGTACATCAATAGTTGATATATTGAGAAAGAATCATAATTTAACAAATAATGCTAATATAGATTTAGAAACGCCAATGACAGTAGATTATGGATTCACAGTTGGTAAGAGAGGAGAAAGTGTATGGGCGCAGGAAGCAAATTTGAGTTTTAATGTTTACTTTACGCAATTAAGAGACTAATATGGCAAAGCGAAAATATACTAGAAGAAAGAAAGTAGTTAGGCCTAAAAAGGCTGTTAAAAAGGTTGTCAAAAAGGCTGTTAAACCAAAAAAACTACCTTTTGTATATGGAAAGATTACTCCGAAGAATAAAATCATTCATCAATATGCACCAAACGTAATATTGCAAAAATTTTACTTCAATAAGTTTGATGTTATGATTGAAGCAGTGAATTTAAAAGAAGCAAAAACTAAAATTAGAAAGTTATATAGATAGCGAGGTGGTTAGGATGGCAAAAAGAAAATATAAAACTAAAGGAAAGAAAATTAAAGTCAAAAAGGCAGTTGTTTTGAAATCATATAGTTTTCCTGAACACTCCCTTACGATCCGGGCTGAAAATATGAAAGATGCATTGAGTAAATTGAAGAAATTAGGCGAGGGGGTGAATAAGTAGATATGTCCTTAACACAACCCTTTACAGGGAGAAGGTCAGACGTTGGAATCTCAAAGGAAACTACGAGAGGAACAACTGCAGCTTCTGTTGATTATTGGCTGCCTTATGCAGCTTATTCATTCAGTGAGAAGACTGCTAAAATTCGTGATGATTCTGGATTAGGTGTACTTGAAAAACCAAGTGGCGCTGATTTAGTTAAACGATGGACTGAAGGAGATGTTGAATTTAATATTAGGGATACATCAATTGGATTAATTCTTTTGTCCTTATTTGGAGCCGAAAGTCTTAGTGCAGATGATCCTCAAAACGATGTTGGAACTCATACTTTTACCATTGAATTAGGTAATCAACATCAATCTCTTACTGTATGGAAAAAGAATCCTGTTGAAACTATGGCGGCTGGAAATGTTGTTATTTCCAACTTTGCATTAAACGCAATTCTTGATCAATACGTAAGGGTAACGGCTGGATTAATTGGTGGAGTTTTCGGTAATGATACAGCGACTGTTGCATACGTAAAAGAAGATAAATTCCGACCACAGGATGTTGCAATTAAAATTGCAGCAACTGAGAGTGAATTATCAGGAGCGTCAGCCTTAACTACTGTAAGGAGTATAAGTCTGTCAGTAAATAAAAATACTGAAGATTACCAAGGACTTGGAGATGTTGATCCAGTTGATTTTGTAAATAAAGATGTAGAGGTATCCGGAAGCTTTGAAATAGCTTTTGAAAATGATACATATAAAGACTACACATTACTTAACCAGCTTAGAGCGATGAGTATTAAACTCACAAATGCTAATGCGATAATTGGAACATCAACGAACCCAAGTTTAGAAATTATTCTTGATCAGGTCGATTTTGATAATTTTGACATTGATGAAGCTAATGAAAATGTAGCCGTATTGACGGCCAATTTCACAGCACATTATAGTCAAGACAATTCAAGAATGATCCGGGCGATTCTTATCAATGATAGGAATACAGCCTATTAAGCCTAATTAAAGGGCATAGAAGGTCAACATGGAAAGACCATTAAAAGAATTAAAGCTACCAGAGAGTGGATTTGTCGCAAAAATAGCGACATTTTTGACACGTGGTGAAGTTAAAACCATTGATGCCAAGAGACTGGATGGGGCGGAAGCAGAATATATCGGAGATGAAGTGAAAATAAGTAAGCTTTCACCTAATATGATCCAGAGACAAAATGACGCTTTACTTTTAGTAGGGGTAAAAGAGTTATTTAATGAAAAGAAAGAAGTAGTAGAACTTACGGAAGAATCATTGGATAGTTTACCTAATAAAGATGCAAATCTTTTACTAAAAGAATTGAGAGAAGTTCAAGCTGGTGCAAAAATTCCGAGTAAAAAAAAATAGTTAAATGGGCAGACAGGGTATATCTTTACTTATCCAACCCACGAGTTAACTTAAAAGATGATGAAGGAAAAGGCATTCCTCAGGAGTATGCTGATTTTGTAGTCATGAGGGAAATGGGTTGGGATTACTACACTTTTTATAATCAACCCGATTTCTTTATAGATATGATTTATGCTTTTGTTGCGGCTGAGAAAAAAGCTGCTAAAATAAGAAGCAAGAATAAATAAAATGGCACAAAAAGAAGATCTTAAAATTAAAGTAGGATTAGAAAATGAGGCTTCGGGACCATTAAAAGCCTTAGCGAAAGACGTTAAAGGTTTTGCAGATGAGTTTAAGAAATCTACACCACACGTTGATGGCGCGGCAGCTTCTATTTTAAGATTTGGTACAGGAGTTGCAGTAGGTAATTTGGCAACGTTGGCAGCAAGAAAGATACTTCAAGAATTTTCTCAACAAATTAGAAACGTAATAAGTGCTTCAAATGAAATGGCTTCTGCGATGATTGGACTGTCGTCTGTAGCGGCCGCCTTTGGTGAAAACCAGCAAGAAGCGAGGGATAGTGCCAAAAGTCTTGCAGAGGATGGCCTAATGGCGGTTAGTGAAGCCGGAGAGGGTCTTAAGAATCTTTTGGCAACTGGTTTTAACTTAGAAGAGTCGATTACTTTAATGAATACGTTTAAAGATGCGGCTGCATTTAATAGACAAGGTACTTTAGAGTTTGGACAAGCCATTGTAGGAGCCACTCAGGGTATTAAAAATCAAAACTCAATAATGGTTGATAACGTAGGTATTACTAAAAACCTATCAATAATCTTAAAAGAAGCTGGATTATCACAGCAGGATATGTCTAGAATTACTACTGATGCTTCTGTTAGGCAAGCCTTATATAACGGACTTCTTAGAGAGGGTGCTGTTTTTGCTGGTGATGCTGCGAGGGCTACGACGACATTACAAGGTGCACAATCAACGTTAAATACTGCTGTTTTTAATCTTCAGGCTCAAATAGGACAGGCATTAACTCCGGCATTAATGCTTTCAACTCAAGCACTAATTCAGCAAGTGAATGCTATTGGGCAAGGGTTAGGACCAATGGAAAGAATGGCTCAAATGTTAGTTAGTCTTGTTACAAATTTAAGAGCATTAGGATTAGTGATAAAAACTATTGTCGCACCGGCATTTCTGGTAGTAAAAGCTGCTGTTTTAAATGCTATTACTTTGTTTAAAGGTTTTGCTAATGTGATTTTTAAGATAATAAAGCGTGATTTTAAAGGGGCAGTAGATTCTTATATAGGCATGAGTGAGGAAATGCAGGATAGATCGAAAGAAGCTGTTGGCGATATTATTGATAGTTTTAAGGATTATGTACCAGCGATTAAGAAAGTAGCTGAGGAAGGAGCAGAGATATGGAATAGAATTGAAGCAGAAGGACTTCAAGGATTTACGGATATAGCACGAAAAGCACTTGAGGAATTACCACCTATATTAAGTGATTCTGCTAAAAAGATGATTGAGCAGATAGAGAAAGAAATAAAGAGGTTCGCAAAAGCAATGGAAACTC